ATTACTTAATGTGGTAACATTTTCTATTATAATAAAATAATTTTCTGTTTTCTCATCAGCATTAAGTCTTCCAAAGCCTTCAAATAACTTATAAATAGATGCAAATATTTTATAATTTGGGACTACAGAAGAAAACAATTGATTTACATCATAATACTCTTTTACTTCTTTAATTATATTATATTTTTCCCTTCTCAATACAGAGTTATTTAACTTTTCTCTTTGTCTTAATATTTCAGATAAAAAGAAATCAGCTTTCTTGTCTGACTTAAACTTCTTTGTCAGCAATAAATTGTATAAAGCTAACTCTTTTCCAACTTCTGTGTGTTCATTAAACTTTTTCTTAATAACTTTAAGAGCATTAGAATCTTTATTTTTATTCAACACATCTACAGTCACTTGCCTAAGTAAAAACTCAAACAAAAGACCTGTATTCTTCAATTTACTATGTTTAAAATTCGCCATTGGGATTCCCAAATTATTTAATATAATTATTCATATATAAATATAGTTTATTTTAGATAAGAGTTGATAATTAATCCTCTAATATATTATCTTCACTCAATAATGAATTATTTGTTTTTGGAAATTTATCTTTTAGTTGATTTAAAATACCTTCACGTGCTATAGCAGTATATGCTTTACTTGTGGCGAGAGGTGATTTACCTTTAAATTCACGTTTTCCAAAGCTTCTATGTCGTTTTTGTACCGTATCACTGTCGTATACATCTTTTTGAGTCTCTTTTCCACTAAATGGATCTTTCTCACTTCCGCCCCAATCATCAGATCTTGCCATCTCGTCTTCATCTTCTTCATCACTAACTGGTTGTTCTGCTGGATCCTGTCCTTCAGTTTCGATTTGTTCTAATCTAAACTTCTGTTTTGTATCTTCAACTATATCTTTATAAACTTCAAGTTTTTCTTCATCAGAAAAATCAAATATATTATCATAAATCCATTCACGACTAAATAATTTAACATCCATAGCTTTTTCAGCTATTTCTAATCGTTGATTCATCAATTCAAGTTTCTCTTGTTCATGTATCATAGATGGAATTTGTAATTCCAAATCAAAATTAATTAATTCAGCATCTTCAAACCCCTGACTATACAAATGAACTATAGCAATTTTTGTCAATTCACTTGCAACAATTTTTTGAAGTCTCTCAATAGTTCTAGAAAACCGAACATCCTCAGCAGCCAATGTAGCTTTACCACCACTCAAACCTTCTTCATATCCAAGAAACGCCTTTGGTATTCTTAAACTTGCCATTAACTTATTTCTTAAATATTCAATATCTTCAATTTGGTCATTGTTAGAAAGACCCGGCAAAGTTTCTATTTCCGTTCCACTGTCACCACCACGTACTGGTAAAAAGTAATCTTCCGTTACAGATTCTACATTATATTTTAAATTATATTCTCCTGTATTTTGATCAATCACAGGAATCTTTTTCATCTTATTGATGATTTTTTGCATAAACTGTTCAACTTCTCTTGGTGGTATATTACCAACATCAATCTTAAATATCCTTTTTTCAGGGGCTCTCATAATACGATGTATTAACATAGCATCTTCCATAAGAGTTAATTGTTTAAAAATTTTGCGGCCGCCCTCTAACATAGACCTACCATATGGTAAAAAATTAGTATCAGATAAAAGTCTAAAATGTGCTATTTCATAATTCTCAATGATTTCTTTCTTCTCAGTTTCAATTTCAAACTGAATAAGTTGTGGATTTTCAGGATCATGATCTTCTAATCTCGTAACATCATAAGCAGATACAGGAATAACATTAACCACCCCATATTTATCAACAATATCTAATCGTAAATAAAAATCACCATATTTAGTCATATTACGAATCCAACTCCATAAATTAAACTCAATATTTATGATATCATAAAATAAATTATGTAAAATTTTATTAACTTGAGTATTATCAGTTCTTATTTTTAAAATCTCACCTTCAATATTATCAACAGTAGATTCATCTGAATAGATATCAAGAGCCGAAGCAATAATTGGATCTTGATCCATAAGTTCATAATCTCTAAACAAATCGTGTTTACGAATTTCATATGCTGCTCTTCGGTTTTGTGCAACAGAATATGGATTTGAATATGTATTCTGCATCAAACGAGTGTATCTATCAATAAAATTTGATCTCAAACCCGTTTGTGTAAAATCCAAATCTTTAACGATTAATCTATCATCATCAGTTTTTCTAATGATAACGTTAGATTGAAACAATCTACCAAGTCTTGTAAAAATATTATCTGCCATAATTTACCCCAATAACCAAGTTAAATCTTCTTTTTCTCCCCCAATATCCATTTCCCAGGGATTTTCTTTAGGCCTATTTGGTGTCATAATAGGCTCTCTTTTGTTTAAGTTTCCAATTGACTCTACTAAAGTACTCTGAAATTCAGAACGCTCTGATTGCATTCTAATAGCCGTGTCTCTAATCCATAATAAAATAGAATAAGACATCACTAAATCATCATTATATCCGTCAAGCGCTTCTGTTTTTGAATTCTTATATATAAATACAAAAAGTTCATCAATTAATCTCGATGAACGTAAGTTCACAAGTTTTTCTCGTGTATATTCTTCCATTTTTGCTACAACCAATGGTTTAGTTTTTGATGAAGTAGTAAAACCAGGAACTTTATTTTTATCAATATGTTTATATCTGTTAGTATATTGATGTTCATTATCTATAATCATATGATCTTTATCTTGATAAAACAAATTATCATAACCTCTATCAATTATAGTTTGTAAAGTTGCCCACCCAATATTATTATTTTCAACTACCAAAATAGCATCATTATATTTTGTTGCCAATTCTATTAAAAAATTACCAAATTCAGTTGTTCCCAATTGACCTTTATATTCTGCTACTTGTGTCAAAGTTTCTAATTCAAAAACTTGTACAGCAGAATAATCACTACCATCTCCACGAGCAACGTCAGCACAAATCAAATATTGTTTTGAATAATCTGGATATTCCCATACCCATAAATTTCTATCAAACCCACTCTTTTCTGCTGGCTCTTGACACATATTTCCTTTATACCATTCTAATATTTTTGGATCAACAACTGAACGGCCTGAACTTAAAAAATCAGCATCACATTCTTGAGCAGCTTTTGTTGGACCCAAAATAGTATTTTGTTCATCTCTCCAATTTTGATCTCTTTCTGGATGTTCAGACCAATGTAATTTAACAGTATTAAACTTGTTTGATTCTTCTTTAGCTTCCATCCAAATTTTATGAAACCAATTACCAACACCATTTGGTGTAGAAATCACCAAACAATCTCCACCTGTTGCAAGTGTTTGTTGAGCGGCAGTCCAAATAGTATCAATCCTTTCAATAAATGCTGCCTCATCCAATATTAATAAAGATAATGCTTCAGACCGACCAGCAGATTCATTAGATGCGATTGCTTTTATCTGTGAACCATTTTTAAATACCAAAGATAATTTATTATTTTCAACAATCTGAGTCTTTAACCAAGATGGTAAATTATCATACATAATTCTTACTTTAGTTACAAGATTTTTTGCAGTATCTTTTGCAGTAGCAATACACAAAACATTCTTATCATTTTGAAACAACATCATCCATAAAGAATAAGCTGCAGTCAATGTTGAAATACCTAATTGTCTTGATTTTAATATAATATTATAATCATGTTCTTGATATTCTTTTAATACTTCTTCTTGAAATGAATACAATTCGAATTTAATTTTACCACGCTGTGGGTGTTGAATTAAACAAAACTTATTCATAAAATACGATGGATCTTGAGCACATTTTAAATACTGTTGTTTAATTGCTTGTTTTAAATTACTCATTATATTTCTTTATATTTTCATCCGATAAAGCATTGACAACACTCTTATCAAACGGATCAGCATCTTTATTTAATTCCATTTCTGATTCATATTCTTTTAATACCGTTTCCCATCGTTTTTCTTCTTGTTCTTTTACCCACGATTGCCACTCATCTTTTCGATATAAATCTGCTTCAAACTCTATTTGGCAATATTTACATCGACCAAATCTATTATAAGTTTGTTGATCAATTGTTTTTAAAATCAACTTTTCACAACCATCACATTTATCAAACCCCTTTGGTGGTACTTTAGTAATTTGTTTTCTTTTACCATTTTCCATTTTCCACTTCCTACCATTATGGTCTTCCCACTCTTCACCTTCTTCACGAACTGTTTTATTTGCATAACCAACCTGTATTGGTCGATTATAAATGCCCTTTACCATCTTTTGTATTTTTTCTATGTTGCTCATCTACTAAATGTCATCATACCAGTAATTTGATTAACTGGTGCAAATGCTCCTGTAAATTTATATGTTTTACCATTATATTTAAAAACTATTCCTTCTGATGGAATTACTGCATCTAATCCTCCAATAGAATTTAACTTATCCAACTGTTGTTTTAATTTACTTAATTTTTTTAAATCCCCTCCGCTTTTTACACTCAATATCGAAGACTGTACTTTTTTTCTAATTTTTTGAACAGATTGTGCTGGATTAACAGCTAACCAACCTTCTATATTTTTCATAATTGTAGCACCAACTTCAAAAAACAATTCTTCAAATGGTTTCATATTATTCTTGACCATTTTAGCATGGTCATTTTTATCAGTACTTAATACCCATTCTAAAAATTTTGGATATTCTTTTAAATCTTTTTTAATCTGTGAAATTTTATATGACTTATCAAAGAAAGCCCATCGTTTTGTTAACTTGACTAATATCTCATTTGTTATGTTTGAATAATCTGTTTGTTTAGCTCCATTAAAAATCCATTCTTGCCAATATGATTGATGATATAAAGCAAGAGTATCGTTATCTTTTAATCCATATTCAGATTGTAAAGTTTTTAATCTACCTAAAAATTTACCCTTTAGTTTACCAAAATCTTGATGTTTAGGTACTGTAAGAAAATTCGGTTTTGAAATTTTATAATGTTTTTGTATATGTTGATTAATTTGTCTAATCATACCTTCTAACATTCTTGCACTACCTTTAGCCTGACCAATTGATTTACCACTATCATCGTATTCGATTGCTCCGTGAAATATAATTTCTGCTAAATCATAATTCACAACATTCTCACTCTTAGGCCACAAGACTTCTAAATTCATCCATATTGAACCTTGACCAAAAATCTTATCTTGTTGTTTTTTACTCAAACCACTAATTGCTTTTTGTAAATCCTTTACAGCAAAAACAAATGCATTTTTTATATTACCACGACCTTTAAATTTACTTTGCATCCCTTTAATGCCTAATGCATTCTCACCTTTATTTTTTAAATGTCCTTTATTACGAGCAGTAATTAATTTGCCATTTTTCCAACTTATCATAAGATTTTGACCATCAAGTTTTTCTGTAACATCGTCTTCACGATTTAATTGACCACCCAATCCCATTTCTATGATATTTTTTAAATCACCAAATGTCAAATCTTTGTCATCAAAAGGATGACTCATATGGCCATATGCTCCTCCTTCAGTCAATCTTTGCTCTTTATAAACAACTTTTAATCTTCCTTTATCTATTTCCTTATCTCTATGTAATTTTTCCATTTCTGGTTTATTAATTACAAGTTTTGGTTTTTCACTTGGTTTATTAGTAACACTTGGTACTGCATAATAAGCTTTTCTAAATCCAAACTTTTTAGCCGCAACATGACCTTTACCACCATATTTTTGAGCCAAATCTTTTTCGGCAGCTGCCCTATCATATCGTATTTTAATACCACGCCTCATCAATCTTTGTTTCCAAATCTTGACTTTCTTCGACACTTCTGCTAATGATAAAACTTCTTTTACAATATCCAAATCATTATGCTGTTCATTACCTCTATTAACATCTGTTTCTTCTGGTTCTTCAATATCAAGTTGTTTTGCAGTTTTTGGACTGTCTTTAACAATGGATTTTCTTTCCTTTGCCATACTATCTACGTATTCATATTCTTGATTTCTTAAAATCATATCTATATGATCTAACCATTTATTCCACAACTCACTACCAACATAATCTGTTAAATTTTGAGCACTTGGTTCTTGAACTCCAGCTGGACCAAATGAAACTGAATCTACCGGCCCTTTTGGATATTCTGTATCTTTAACATAAGAAAAATCTTGAGAAAAATAATAATCATCATCAATTAAAGTTTGAGCTATTTCCCAACCTAATTTTCCAGCTTCAATATCAGCTCTATCTCTATATTTTTTCAAACTCGAAATAAAACCAGGTCCGTCATCTACACTGCCACCTCCTGTATTTGAACTTTCATATAAATGTATATAATATTCAAACAATTTCTTAAACTTATTTGTCATCATAATATACACACCTTTATCGTAATATCCAAACACTTTTTTAAATAATTTTGGTCTTTCTTTGGCATCATATTCTGGAGAACCCAAAAGTTGTCTCATTGCTGTTCCACTTACTTCCTTACCAGCAACTGATATTGAAACATGAGGAGCAGTTAAAATATATCCATGTTTCCAAGCTGGTTCCAGATTATTTTTATTCTTTTTATAATCTTGGTAGTATGTCTTTCCGCCACTTTTCTTTGTACCGCCTTTTAATCTACCCGCATCTTTTTTTCCAAATATATAAACCACAGCAGTAGTATCTTTGTCATATTTCTTTAATGTATTTTTTGCTACATAAGGTACTTTTTCTTTTATAATACGATTTGCTGGAACACCCATTTTAACCATATGTCTAACTTTCTCTTTATAATTCATTGGATGTCTTGGTGGTTTCTTTATATCAGAAGTTGTAATATAAGCTTCATCAACTTGTTTCTTTAACCACTCAAATGTTTTCAAATGATGAGGACCAAATGGTTGAAATCTTCCACCATATACTCCAATTACTTTTTTGATTTCACTCTTTTCTTCAGTAACCTTTTTATATCCACTCATTGAATTCGTTTTATCCTTTTTAACCTTTTTCTTTGATGTGTCTCCTTGTATAACACCATCACAACCAACAACAGTCATTTCCTTTACACCTTGTTTTTTTAAAATACGTTGTTT